GAAGTACCCCGACCTCAACCGGAGGCTCAAGGGGCTGCCTGACTGGCTGCGCTCAATCGAGGAGAACGTGGGGCGTCCGCTGTCGGCAGCGACCTCGAAAGCAGCGGACACCATGACGATGGGCCTTGCCGCCCCGCTGATCGACAAGCTCACCGGCACCAACACCTACAGCCGGCTGGCGAAGGGCGTGCAGGACGAGCACGAGGGGTTCGCGAAGGCCGGCGAGATGGCCGGCACCCTCGGCAGCATGGCGATGGGTGGCGTAGGCAAAGTGCCCGCCCTGTCGGCCAAGGCCCTGCCCGAGATTGCTAAGCTCGCGGCCCCCGTGACCCGCAAGGCTGCGGACTTCGGCAAGGCCGCCATCATGGCCGGCGTCGGGGGCGGCATCGGCGGGCTTGAGTCGGGAATCCGCACGGCAACCGGACAGCAGGAGGGGAGCGTCATCGGGAACACCCTCGCCGGGGTCGGCCTCGGGGCTGCAGGCGGGGGACTCGGCAGCATGGCAGCCGACAAGCTCTCAAGGCTCCTCGAGCGCCTGCCCAAGCGCACCGCCAAGGCGGTCCTCTCGACTGCCGACATGAAGTCCCGCGACACGATGGCCGCCCTCAGGAAACAGGCAGGGGCCGGTTCGGGCGCCATGAAGCAGGCCGAGGAGGCTGACGACCTCGTGCGCGAGCTTTCCGGTATCACGCGGAAGTACAACCTCGACCAGGAGGGCAGCCTCGAGGAGGTTGCCAAGTGGCAGAGGGCGAAGTGGAAGGAGATAGACAAGGCGTTCGAGGCTGCGGCCCCCGACACCCAGGCGAGCAAGCTCCTCGAGGGGATGATGACCGGCGACGAGCTCGCCGAGCTCACCAAGAAGTACGGGGCAGAGAAGACGACCGAGGTCATCAACGGGATGATGAAGAAGGCGGGTCAGATCCAGGGCCTCGCCAACACCCGCGACCTCCTGCAGCGGGCCATCGACTCCAGCTTCAAGGCCACCGACGAGGACGCCGGGGCCATCCTGCGCGACATCGCCGGTACCCTCCGCAACCGCCTCGACGACGTTGTGGCCGACACGGCAGAGAAGGCCGGCGTTGACCTCGGGATGCCTTTCAAGCAGTTCAAGCATGAGTACGGCCTGCTGCAGCCGGCGGCCAAGGGCGCCATCCGCGAGGCCGTGGCCCCGCAGGCCGTGGCGATGAACAGCCCGACCGCGGAGAAGCTCGGCGTCACAAAGCTCCTGAGCAACATCGGAGGGCCTGCTGCCGTCTCCGGGTCTCTCGGCACCGCCGGTGCGCTCCAGGGCATCTCTGAAGGCGGCAGCCCCGCAGAGATCGCAGCCAAGGCGGGACTCGGAGCCCTTGGCGGAGCGGTCGCGTCGAAGGGCATCGGCCGGCTGGCGACCAGGGGCCTTGGCAAGCTCGACAGGGTGGCCCCCGAGATCGCCAAGCTAGCCCCGGGCGTCAGCAACCTGAGCCGGGCCGCGGGCATCGGTGGTGCGAAGGTGGCCGCGGGCGCCATCCGCCAGGATGCAGTAGAGAAGGTCGCCCCCCAGACCCCCGGCGAGCAGAAGGCCGCCGAGACCGGGGCCGCGGCGGGGGAGGCCATCAGCAGCGGAGACACCAAGTCCTACCGCAACCAGGTCGCCGAGCGCCTGCACGAGCGTTGGGTTCGGGCGGGCATGGAGCAGTACTACCCAGGGCGGTTTGACGAGTTCATCAACTACGCCCGCGAGAAGACGGGCGGGTTCGAGCCCTCCAAGACGGCGCAGATCATGTTCGCCGACCCTGAGGAGCGGAAGAAGTTCCTCGACGCCCTCGAGGTCCACAAGACCCTCTCCGAGGCCGTGCCCCTGGCCGAGCGCCGGGAGCGGAACCTCATCGGGCAGACCAAGACCGGCACCGCGGACGAAGCCTCGGCGGCGGTCGCCTACCAGCGCCTGCAGGAGCTGCTGAAGGGCAGGGCCCCGAAGGTGCAGGGAGCCGCCGAGACGGCCTACTCGCTGCTCAACAAGATCATGGGCGACAAGAAGCTCTCGACGGCGCAGAAGCAGAAACAGGTCCGCAAGATCCTCGCGGACTACGGCGTCGCCTTCAACCTGATGGACCAGGCGGGTGTGGCATGAAGCCTTTCGGCGAGATCCTCAAGAACACCTTCGGCACCGCCCCCGTGGCCCCCGAGCCCGTGGCGCCCCCGCCGCCCCCTGAGCCGCCGAAGCCGCGGGGGAAGACCGTGGGCGACCCCTTCATCGCAGCCGAGGCGCAGCGGATCTTCAACCCGGGGATGCCGCCGACGCCCCCGAAGCCCCCGGCTGCGGGCGGGGTGGCCCAGAGCCTCGACGTGTCTGGTACCTGGGGAGCCCCGGAGGCGAAGGGGTGACCAAGTTTCCCTCGACCATCCTGCCGGCCAAGGCCGAGGCCCTCGACATGAAGAAGGCCAGCCTCGACCTGCTCGATAAAATCAACCGGGTGGTGGGTGAGACCAACACCGTCAGCTCCCAGGTGACCACGGTTGGCACCCAGGTCACCACCCTGAGCGCCCAGGTTGCCGCCACGGGGCTCATCCTTCACGTCCGCGAGGTGCAGGCCTACAACGTCGACGGCGGGACGTTCACCTCAGGAGCTGACCGCACTCGCGTGCTCAACACCGTGGTGACGAACACGATCTCGGGCGCATCGCTGGCGAGCAACCAGATCGTGTTGCCGGCCGGCACATACGATGTCGAGTGGAGCGCCCCAGCGAAAATTTGCAACGCGCACTTCAGCCACCTCTACGACACGACCGGCGCAGCCAAGCTCTTGGACGGGACAACCGAGTTCGTCAACAGCGCCGTCCCCGTGGTCACGCGCAGTCTCGGGCGCGGTCGCATCACACTGACGGTGACCAGCGCTCTGGAGATTCGCCATCGCTGTCAGACCACGCGCAACACCGACGGTCTAGGCAACCAGACAACGGTCTCCGGCTACGACAGCATCTACACCGACGTGGTGATCAAAACGGTCTGAGGGGTGGTCATGAACGAGTTCGAGCAGCAGGTGATCTCGCAACTGTCAGAGCAAGGACAGCGGCTGGCAAGGATGGAGGGGAAGCTCGAGAACGGCATGAGCCACTCACTCGCCAAGGTGGAGGAGTGGGTGGACGCCTGGATGCAGGTGCACCCCAAGGTCTGCCCCGTGGAGGAGCGCAAGGCCCTGATCTGGTTGCCCCTGTTCACCGCCGTCGCCTCGGCGGCCCTCACGGCCATCGTGATGAAGGCTCTGGGGATGACTGCGTGATCCTAGGCGCCGCCCACTACGACGACCGCACCAGGTACTCCATCCAGACCAACAACCCGACGGAGCAGATCCTCCGCAAGCGCCGGGAGGCCAACTGGCTGGAGAGCTGCGGTCCCACGGCGGCGGTCAACTGCCTCTCAGCCCTCGGGCACGACGTGCGGATCTCCACCCCCGGGGTGTGGGAGCCCCAGCCCGAGGAGGTGCTTCTCGACTGGTTCTTCGACTACCGCAACGACCACTTCACCGGACCCTACGACATGCCCAACCGGGTTATGAGCCTCTACGCCCCGGCGGTCTACTCGGTGTTCGGTGTTACGGTGCGGGTTGCCGACCTCAACCTCGACCTCCTAGCAGCCTACCTCAAGGAGGGCGGAGCGGTGCAGCTCCTGCTCCACGAGCCCGGGCACTACATCGCCGCGGTGGCGTGGGACGAGGGGACGGAGGAGGTGCTCTACTGGGACTCCTGGCCCCAGAGGTTCCCGGACGGAAACGGTTTCAACCGGCGCTTGTGCGCCGACGAGTTCAAGGCGAACGCCCACCCGACGGGCGTCGTCTACCCAAGGAGATGACATGGCTCTCAACGACCGCCAGAAGAAGGGGCTCGGGTTCATCGTGACCGGGGTGCTGTTCCTCGGCGTGGGGATCATCACCCTCGCGTTCAACGTCGCGCCCGGGTGGGTTCCCACGGTCCTGACCATCGTCAGCGCGGTGGCCGGGGTGATCGGCCTCTCGGTGACGCTTCCCGATGCCTGAGAAGGGCGTCACCTTCCTCAAGGACGAGGCGGGGGACTGGTCGATGAAGCGTCTCTACGCCTGCGGGTGCCTGGTGGTGGCGGTGGTGATCGCCTTCACCACCAGGGACACCGGGATGGTGAGCACGTTCCTCGGCTCAGCCACCCTCGTCCTGGGCGTGACAGCGGTGACCCGCACGTGAGGCTGCCCGGCTGGGTGCGGACCCTCGGCCTCTGGCTTGCCACCATCGCCGGCCTCATGGCGCTTGCCTTCGTGGCACGGCGCCAGGTCGTCGAGGCGGTGGCCGCGGTGGTGGACTTCGTGTCGCCAGCCCGCAAGCGCGGGTGGCTGCGGGTGATAGGAGACCCCGCCCGGGTGGACGTGCTGCAGCCCGACGGGCCCCCGGTGCGGGTGAAGCTGCCCGAGGGGATCACTGCGGACGACCTGAGGGCGATCGGGGCCTCGAGGGAGGGGTGGAGTGTTGAGGTGGTGCATACCGCTCGCAACCGCCGCGCTGCTCTGCGGTAGGCTCGCGGCCCTGACCCCCGAGGAGGCCGCGGCCTACGTCAGGGAGCGTCCGGACCTCGCCGCGGCTGACGTGCTGGCCCTTGACGCCATCGAGCGGGCCGTGCCGGTCATCACGGGCGGGACCATCGTGGTGGCGGTGACGGACACGGAGGCGGTAGCCTACGCCGAGCCACTGGAGATCTCCGTGGACGGTGTGCTGCGATACCGCATCCAGGTGCCGCAGGCCAGGGCACGCATCACCCGGCCACCCCCGGCCCTTGGCTCGCTTCTCACCGCCGGATGCCTGGGGCTCGCTGTCGGGGCCGGGCTGACGGCCATCCTCGTGGCGGTGCTCGGGGGATGACGGTAGTACAACTCGAGTTCCCCTGCGAGCCCTTGACGATAGGGTGCTACTCCGACCTCCACATCGACAGCCCCAGCCACGATCGCAAGGCAATGCTTGCCGACTTGGACCGCGGCGCCGAGATGAACGCCAGGATGTTCATCGCCGGCGACCTGTTCACGGCAATCATGCCATCCGACAAAAGGTCAAGTGGAGCTCACCGCCGCGGGCAAACCGATGCCCTCATAGACCAACTGGTTGACCAGGCCGCGGAGGTGTTGATGCCCTACCGGGACAACATCGACGTGATCGGCCTCGGAAACCACGAGGTGACGGCCCTCCTGTACGACTACACGGACCTGGTGAACAGGCTCCGCTGCAGGCTCCAGGAGAAGCGGGCCAAGAGCCTCCCTCACATCCGCCACGGAGGCTACACCGGGTTCATCCTTCTGCGGTTCGCCTCTGGCAAGACCCGGTCCGTGCGCGAGATCTGGTACTGGCACCACGGCTCCGGTGGGGCTTCACCCGTCACCAGGGGGATGATCGACCTCAACCGGGTGATCGCCGGCAACAGGGCAGACGTCTACTGGCTGGGACACAAGCACACCAACGTTTCAGACACGCCGCGGGTTCGGGAGATCAACAAGGTCTCGGGCCTCGTGATGAGGACGGTCTTGCCGTTCTTCACGGCGGGCTACGACGGGGCAGAGTCGGAGGATCGATACGAGGAGACGGGATACGTGGCCGACTGGCCCCGGGAGCGGTTCTACCAGCCCCAGAGCCAAGGGTGCGCTTTCGTCCTCTACAGGCCGAAGGTCGAGAATGATGGCAGGATCACCCTTGCCAGGGACATCCTGAGGAGGGCCTGACCCGCACCAGGGGTTGCCGCCCCTGGGGCCGGCCCAGTGCCCCGGTCCAGCGTCTCCTTGCCCCCGGGAACGCCGTTGGCGACCGCCCGGGGGCTTTTTGTGCTCAAACCACTACACAGATGCTTGCATAAAAAGTCGCATCTGACGGCCCTTCCGGCCATCATATGCTGCCCGTAAGCCCGAATCGCCAATAGGAAAGAGCCATAGCAGCACCGTTGTCAACCTTGGAGAAAACTTTTAAGGTGCTATTGACAAAGGCAACTTCACCGTGCTATAAACCTAAGTATGGCACACGTACTGGAAAGCACGGCCCCCAAGGTCCAAATCAACATCCCCTTCGACCGCAAGCTCCACGCCCGCATGGTCTCCATCGCCAAGTCCCAGAGGCAGTCCATGCGGCAGCTCGTCCTGCGCCTCGTGGACGACGGGCTGGCGCGGCTCGAGCGCGAGCGGAAGGAAGGGACACGGTGACCAGGGAAGCCCTCCGCGAGAAGGCCAGGGCCTACTACCGCCGCCGGGGCCAGCACGTCCGCGAGAGGATGCAGGCCTACTACGGCATGAACCCCGAGAAGGTGAGGGCCCACAACACCGTCTTCGTGGAGATCCGCGCCGGCAGGATGGAGCGCCAGCCCTGCGAGGTCTGCGGCAACCCCCGCACCGACGCCCACCACGACGACTACGCCCGCCCGCTGGATGTGCGCTGGCTCTGCAGGGTGCACCACCGGGAGATCCACCAGAGGGTGTCCGCATGACCGGCTGGCTGGCTCTCGCCGCCCTTGTCTTCGTGTTCTTGTGCGCCTGGGGTCTGGTCTCCATCGGTGGCGACCCCGTGGCGCCCGAAAAAGTGGCCAGCTCAGTCAGGACTCAAAGGAGGCCCCGCCGGGCGGCAACCCGGCACCAGTAGCGGAGGTGTGGTGTGGTCAGGGCATCCGAAAGGGTGTTCTGATCGCACCTCCCCGGACCCGGGGGCAGCCGGCAAGCAAGTCCCCCGGGCCGGGTTTTTCTGACACGGAGGTGCGAGATGGCAATCATCGTAAAGGAAAACGGCGGCGACTTCCAGCGGCCCGACCCGGGGATGCACCAGGCGGTCTGCTCGAACGTCTACGACCTCGGCCTGCAGCCGGGCTACCAGGGCGTGATCACCCACAAGCTCGTGATCCTCTGGGAGCTCGAGGAGACCATCAAGACCGGCGACTTCGCCGGGAAGCGGTTCACCATCAGCAAGTTCTACACCGCCTCCCTCAACGAGAAGGCGAACCTCCGCGCCGACCTGGTCTCCTGGCGCGGGCGGGAGTTCACCGAGGCGGAGCTCAAGGCCTTCGACGTCGAGAAGGTGATCGGCGCCAACTGCTGGCTTAACATCGTCGCCAAGACCAAGCCCGACGGCAAGATCACCACCACCATCGCCGCCGTGGCCCCCTTCAAGCGCAAGGAAGGCGGGCCCGAGGCGATGACCCCCGAGCTGCCCCGCGACTACCAGCCCGACTGGATCAAGAAGCTGCTGGTCAAGGAAGGGCTCCCCGGCGAGCCGGGCGGCAAGGCGGCCGACGACTTCGAGGACGACATCCCGTTCTAGGGGGCAAGCCATGATGGGTGGATACCTGCACAACCCCGGCGACAGGATGGCGACTCTCCGATACTGGGTCGGCGACGACCCGGTATCGGGCGGGTCAAAGTCCTCGACGGTGATCAGGCACGGCAAGTCGGACCTCACACTCACGGAGCAGCAGATCGAGCGCATCGACGCGGAGTGCGAGCAGGCATGGGCGGGCGAGATGGCCGCCAGCGGGGACACCCGGCTGGCTCTCGCCGCGGTGAAGAGGGCGAGGGGGATCAAGTGAGCGACCACGGAGTCATCGGCTGCGGCGAGGCGGAGACGCCCAAGAACCCGAGCTACCTCGTGGAAGACCTCGAAGGCGGCTACGAGATCACCATCTACCTCGAGAGCGAGGACGGCGAGGTGCACGGCAAGGACAGCAAGGGCCGGAGGTACTTCGTTCGGGACGCCACGCACCTCGAGGTGGCCCTGGTGAAGCGCCTGAAGGAAAGCGAGGAGTGCTACGACGCCCTCTTCGCCAAGAAGGAGCGGGTCTACTGATGCGCTGCCCCTCTTGCGGACAGGTGCTGCCGGGGCTCAGGCGCCCGCGCAGCACCGGGGCCCGCAGCCAGAACAACCACGTCCACGGCCACGCCCAGCAGATCGCAGAGCATACCGGGCACGAGGTAGGCGAGGTGGTGGAGTTCGCCAAGCTGCGGGCCACCAAGAGGGGCTACCCCATCGACATCTGGGCCGGCGGGATCATCGTTCCCTGGAGCCAGACACGCATCGACACCGAGCAGGCGGGCTACCTGATCGAGGAGCTGCACCAGATAGCCGACGAGCTCGACATCAACCTCATCGAAGGAGACGACGCAAAATGATGATCGACTACATCACGGCACACTGCGCCAAGTACGGCTACAGCGAGGAGTACACCCGGTTTTGGATTGGGCATTCGAGGTGCGAAATCTGCGGGCTGCACAGTGACGCCCCCCACCACATCCGCACCCGGGGCGCCGGGGGGGACGACGACTCCACCAACTTGTTGGCCCTCTGCACCACGCACCACAACGAGATCCACCAGTACGGGGAGCAGAAGTTCGCGAGGCTCTACCCCAGGATGACCGCACGCCTGGAGGCTGCCCACGAGAGGGATAGGGTGGCGGTATGACATACAATGACTTCTTGAAGACAAAAGCAGTTGTCGATAGCCCTACCGGGCTCGACAATCCTCCAGACCTTTCGCCTAAGCTTTTCGACTTCCAGCGCGACATCACCCGGTGGGCGCTCAAGCGCGGGCGCGCGTGCATCTTCGCTGACACTGGCATGGGCAAGACGATGATGCAGCTCGAATGGGCGCGCAACATCCCAGGCGATGTGCTGATTTCCGCCCCGCTCGCCGTAGCCAAGCAGACAGTCAGACTCGCGCACGACTTTGGCGACTATGATATCGGCTACTCGCTCGACGGCAAGCGCATGGGCCAGATCACGATTACCAACTACGAGCGCCTCGAGCGGTTCGACACTTCGTCATACACGGGAGTCGTGCTCGACGAGTCTGGCATCCTCAAGGGCAAGGACCGCAAGTACCGCAACTACATCATCGACTCTTTCAAGCATACTCGGTTCAAGCTTGCTTGCACCGCCACGCCTGCGCCCAACGATCACATGGAGCTCGGGTCTCACTCCGAGTTTGTCGGGGCGCTGTCCTACACCGAGATGCTGTCGATGTTTTTTGTCCACGACGGCGGCGAGACTCAGAAATGGCGGCTCAAAGGCCACGCTGAAAGCGACTTCTGGCAGTGGCTTTGCTCCTGGGCGGTCATGCTCAGGATGCCGTCGGACCTCGGCTACGATGACGGCAACTTTAAGCTCCCGCCGCTCAACATGCACCAACTGGTAGTCGAGGGCGCCCCTGGCGCGGATGAGCTTTTTGTGTCAGAGGCGAAGACGCTACAGGAGAGGCGCTCGGCGCGTCGCGACACCATAGACAGGCGCACGGCTATCGTGGCCGATCTCGTCAACGCATCGTCTGAGCCGTGGCTTATCTGGTGCGACCTAAACGACGAGAGTGGTGCGCTCGCAGAGGCGATCAACGGTGCCGTAGAGATTCGCGGCTCAGACACAATTGAGGACAAAGAGCGCAGGATGCTCGGTTTCAGCGACGGCAGCGTGCGCGTGCTCGTGACAAAGCCTTCAATTGCGGGCCATGGGATGAACTGGCAGCACTGCCACAGCATGGCCTTCGTCGGCTTGTCGGATTCCTTCGAGGCGCTGTACCAAGCCGTGCGCCGCTGCTGGAGGTTCGGCCAGAAGTCGCCAGTTGATGTCTATGTGGTGACGAGCGACCGCGAGGGCGCTGTGGTGCGGAACATCGAACGCAAGGAGAAGCAGGCCGCCGCGATGGTAGACGGGATGCTCAGGCACATGCGCTACATCAACCGCGAGAACGTGCGCGGCATGGAGAGGAAACAAGTGAGCGAGTACAAGCGCGAAGTTGCGACTGGTGATGGATGGACAGTTCACCTTGGAGATTGCGTCGAGGTCGCGCGCGGTCTCGCTTCCGAGAGCATCGACTACTCGATCTTCTCGCCTCCGTTTGCCTCGCTGTACACCTACACCGATCTCGCCCAGGACATGGGCAACAGCAAGGACTACGACGAGTTTTCGGCGCACTTCGGGTTTCTGGTAGACGAGCTGTACCGCGTCTTGCGCTCGGGACGGCTCGTGTCTTTCCACTGCATGAACCTTCCTACCAGCAAGGCTCACAATGGCTACATCGGACTACGCGACTTCCGAGGAGACCTGATCAGAGCATTTGAGGCGCGCGGGTTCATTTATCACTCCGAGGTTGTGATCTGGAAAGACCCGGTGACGGCTATGCAGCGCACAAAGGCGCTCGGCTTGCTACACAAGCAGATCGTCAAGGACTCGTCGATGTCGCGGCAGGGAGTGCCAGACTACCTCGTGACGATGCGTAAGCCCGGCGAGAACACCAAGCCTATCGCTGGCGAGTTCGATCATTTCGAGGGCGACGGGTTCAAGAGCGAGGGGCGGTTTTCGATAGATGTCTGGCAGCGGTACGCCTCGCCTGTATGGATGGATATCAATCCGAGTGACACACTGCAAAAGGCGAGTGCTCGCGAGGAGAAGGACGAGCGGCACATCGCTCCCCTGCAACTACAGGTGATCCACAGGGCACTCCAGATTTGGACCGCGAGCGATGATCTGGTCTTCTCGCCTTTCACGGGTATCGGAAGCGAGGGCTACGAGGCTCTCAAGATGGGGCGGCGCTTTATCGGGGCCGAGCTCAAGGAGAGCTACTGGCGGCAGGCATGCGCCAACCTTCGCACGGTCGAGAAGTACGTCGAGCGCGAAGAACTTCCTCTGTTTGCGGAGGCTTCTGTATGACCCCCATCATCCTCGAGTCCACCTGGCGCCTCGAGCCCGTGTGGCTCGTCGCCGCCTGCATCCTGCTCGCCGCTGCCGTGGCTGCCCTGCTGGTGTGGCTCCCCATCGCCCGGCGGCGGGCATGGGACCGCGGGGCGGCTGCTGCCGAGCCTGCCCTGCGCCAGCGGCTTGTTGTTGCCGAGGCGCACATCGAAGCTGCGAGGGTCGCCATGCGTGAGCTGCGGCAGGAGCTGGTCGCCCTCAAGGACGCCAACGCCACCATGCGGGGCAGGGCGGCAGACCTGGCAGCCCGGGCGATGGGGCTGGTGACGGCGCACGAGGAGCCCAGGGACGGGCGCATCATCAGGATGGGAGGTGTGGGATGACCCGCAAGGCAACCCCCGAGATCGAGGCGATGGTGCGCGAGATGTGGGCAGAGGGCGTGCCCTCCAGCGAGATCTCCGCGAAGGCCGGGATGAGCGACTCCGGCGTGTGGCACCTGGCCCGCCGGCTGGGCCTTCCGAAGCGCAAGGGCGGCGTCAAGCCCGGGTACAAGTTCACCCGGCGGCTGGCTGCCCGCGACTCCGACGCCGCGGACCTCTTCAGCATCATGGAGCAGGGCGAGCGCCTGGTGCTTCTGTTCACCTCGCCCGAGCAGTGCCAGCGCGTCACCCGTGTCCTGCGGGCCGCGGGGGGAGTGGTGATCTGATGGACGACCGCATAGAGATCCGTGCCGATGATGGGACGGTTTACGAGTGCAAGTGGATTGGGGGTAGGTGGTGCTCCTTGAGCAACGGCACCGCATTCGCTTTTGGAGAAAGCATCACTGCTAACAAAACCATCGCCGCCCTGCTCGCCGAGGTACAGCGCCTGCGCCAGCGCGTCGATGAGGTCGAGGCCGAGGCAGATACGATGGCTGCGCGGAGAGTCGAATCGCTGGCTGAAGTCGACCGCCTGCGTGAGCAGCGCGACAGGCTGCGGGAGGCTCTCCGCAAGTGCCATGACCTGTTCAGCGAGATTAGTTGCGATTTGACAGACCCTCGCTCAGAGTGCCGCGATGGTCGGTCATCGACGACGCCCTCGCCGACGTCGAGCCGAAGGAGGAACGCGATGAGCATTGACGAGAGCGAGATCATGACTGCCTTCGATGCACTCGTAGCCGACGCCATCAAGTCTGGACACTCAGCGGACAAGGCCCGGGAGATCGCCCACGCGACGATCAACCGGATGCTGGGCATGAGGATCGAGTTGCCGGGCAAGCCGAAGGAGGCCCCCCGTGAGTAACGAGTCGTTGGCGAAGTGGCTGGAGACCGAAGCCAGGGTCTACGACGCATTCTTCGATGCGGGCCGCAAGGACGGAGACCGGCTCGGCCGGGACGTATGCCGTGCTGCCGCCGCCGCCCTGCGCCGTGCGTCGTGGGTGCCGGTGGGGGAGAGGTTGCCTGAGGCTAACGACAGTAGGCCGTCTGTCGACTGCGAAGGGTGCGATGACATGAGGGTGCAGGTAAGTGACGGACTTCGCGTGTGGGATTGCCACTGGGCTGATGTCAAGAAACTGGCTGGCCTGTATGGCATCACCCACTGGATGCCCCTGCCCGAGCCCCCGGAGGTGACGAGATGACCAGCGACCTGAAGGGCCGATGGGAAACAAATAGCGACATCTTGCGTAAGACACCAGAGTACGCCGTAGCCGTCGAGCGTGAGCGCATCAGGGTGGAGCTGCTGGAGCGAGTCGGCAAGGTAGCAGCATGGAATCATCTTGAGGGCCGCTTCATAGTGCCTTCGTACAAGGTCGAAGACATCATCAACGAGGTCTGTGGGGAGGTGAAGCCGTGAGAAAGCGCGTGGACGTTATCAAACTTGGACCGGTCGAGATAAGCGTATGGCCTCGCCCGTCGTTCGGCGCCGGTCGATGTTGTTGCGGGTGGTATCTGTCGATCGGTTGGGTCGAGATAGTAGTGGCGACCCGATGACGCTGGCTGAGACAATCATCGAGGGGCTGAGCAAGGTGTCGTGGCAGGACAGCGGCGGCGACCGTGCTGTGAGCCTCTACGAAGCCAACGTTATCATCCGCGAAGTGGTGGCTCAGTGGGAGCGGGACATCGAGCAGGCACAGGCCCCTGACCCGAACCACTTCAACCCGAGCGCGTAGCCCGGCGTTGCCGGAGTCGCGATAGGGCCCCCGGTGAGCGCAGGTGTGATTAGCCTGCGCCGCCGGGAAGTAGCCCCCGCCGCAGGGGTGCCCGAATGCGGCAACTTTTCAAGAGGTATGGTCGATGAAGGACGCCTTCTGGTTCAAGCACGATGCCTCAGCGACACGCGACCAGCGCATCATGGCCCTGCTGCGGGCTCACGGGTGGGAAGGCTACGGGCTGTTCTGGCTGGCTGTTGAACTTATGCGCGAGGCCGACGGATACCGTCTGGACCGCGACAGGATCGATGACATCGCCTTTTCCATGAGGGCAGACGGGCTCCCGGTCGTGATCGACTTCTGCTGCCAGATAGGGATTTTCTGCTGCGACGACGGGCACGTTTGGAGCCCTCGCCTGCTCCGGGACATGGAAGCCAGGGATGCGAAGAGCGCCGAGGCTGCGACCGCAGCGCACGCCAGATGGGGAGCCCATGCGGATGCAAAGCGGACGCATAGCGAACGCAAAGCGACTGCTATGCCTAAAAGAGAAGAGAAGAGAAGAGAAGAAGAGAAGAGAGAAGAGCCTGCCAAGGGAACCCTACCGGCGAAGACGCCGGCGCGGTCCAAGCAGGAACGGAACCCCGAGGACAAAGAAATCGCCCAGGCTGTCATATCGGGCATGGAGAGCAAGCACGGCCCGTTCGCCAACTACGCCAAAGAGTGGACCAGCGCCTACCGGCTCGTGACCCTCGCCCGGGCCCGGTGGCCTGATGCCCCCGGCGACTTCCTCGCCGCGGCGATGGAGTCTTTCTGGGAGCGCCGCGGGGCTGGCTGGCTGGCCGACAAGCCCTTCACGCCCTCGATGCTCTGCAGCTTGTGGGAGCACATCCTCGAGGGGATGCGTGAGCAGCAGGTGGACCCTGAGGTTGTGGCCGTGGCCGCCGTGGTCAACTGGGGGAGACGATGATCGACGCCGCCGTCGATCCTAAGGAGGCCGGCGAATGAAGCAAGACGTTTTGGGCAACCTGATGGTCACTGAGTCCCCGGCCACTGGTCTCGTCGCTTGCGCGATTTGCGGAGAGAGCGATGGAGTCGATGACGAGATGGGCCTCCAGGTGCAGACCAAGTACGGGGTCTGCACGTGCGGGATGCTCGAAGTCCACAGCAGGTGCAAGCGTGAGCAGGAGGCCAGCGAATGACCGTAGCCGATTTCATCAAGGCTACCGAGGGCTACTACGGCAAGTACGAGCGCCCCGTGATGCGGGCGACCGTCGAGGGCTACCTGGGCCAGTACCGACCGGGCGACTTGGACGAGCTCTGGCAGGCGACCCTGTTGCAGTTCAGCGGGCGCTACAGGACGCAGCCCGACGTCGCCGCCCTCGAGGAAGTGTGGAAGCACCGGGAGCCCAGGACTGTCCCTGTAACCCACCGCCTCGAGGGCCCGACCATCAGCGACGATGAGCGTGCGGAGTGCCTGTCCATGCTCGACCGCCTGGCCAACCGCCTCGGCTGGAGGCGTGCGTGATCACGGTCTCATGGCGTGGTAAGGCGGTCTCGGAGAACCGGCGCCATGTCCTGCGGGACGGGCGCCTGTCGGCAAGCCGTGAATACGAGGCTTTCGTCGAGGAGCTGGCCCTCGCCATCATGGCCGAGGCCAGGCGGCAGGCTGGGGTGCGGATCTACGAGTCCATGTCCCTCATAGCCCAGCTCTCCATCGGCCCTCGGATGGACGGGCAGAACCTCCTCAAGCCCATCTGCGACGCCATCCAGCGGTCCGGGGTGCTTGCAAACGACCGCAACCTGCGCCACCGTGCTCTACTGCCGGATCAGCGGCACAAGCAGGGGGAGGAGGACTCCATCATGCTGCACCTCTACGAGCTCGAGGGGAAAGGAGATTGAACATCTACGACATCCAGGCCCGCTACCACCGAGGCGACAGGGGAGCCCTTGGGGAGTTGTACCAGGGGTTCATTGACATGGCCCGACCGGTCTGCTGGTGCCTAGCCCGGCAGTCCAGCGTGGCGATGGACCGGGAGCGCGTGGAGCAACTCGCCCACGACTCGGCGTCCCGCATCATCGAGCGTTACCTGAGGCACGACCGCTACGTCATCCGGTCTTTCGCCCCCGTGGTGCGCCTGGAGGTGCTCCACGCTTTCACCGAGGGCGGCGACGGGGACAGGCCGACGTGGCGCTTCATCCACCGGGCCGAGGCCCTGTCGCCGGAGATCCCCGCCATGGTCAGCGCCCGCAGCGACGGAGATCCATCGACCTACCTGCAGGACCTGGTGGACGACCACGACCGCGGGCAGGAGATCGTGCTCGCCCTGGTGCGGGGCACCACCTACCGCAAGGCCATCACGGCGGTCACGGCGGTCGCCTCGAGGCGGTGGGTCTACGACCATGCGGTCAAGTTGAGGTACGTCTGGAAGCTCACGAGGAGGAGGTTGCGTGTCGCACAAGACAACGGTTTCGATGACGCTGGATGCGGACATCGTAGCAGAGGTGAAGAGGCAGTGCAAGGAGTACAGCACCCCGGGACACCGACTTACCTTCAGCGGAGTCGTCGAAGAGCTGCTTCGAGGCTTCTGCGAGATAGGGGAGGACGATGATGGCAAGCCGCCCCAGGTGTGAGTGCTGCAAGCGCCAGGAAGCCACCCGCGAGCTGGTGTGGCCCAAGACGGGCGAGAAGGTGTGGCTCTGCGACAAGTGCTACGAGACCGAAGGTCCGCCGTTGCGGGAAGGGGGATTCAAGGAATGAGGTGCCTCATCATGGCCGCGGCCCTGCTGCTGGCGGGCTGCTACGCCCCGGTGGACCCGCCGACAGGCGACGTCCGCATCACGGTGACGTTCCCGGAGTTCATGATCTGGGACGCCCGCTGGGAGTTCGCCGCTGGGCAGAAGGCGTTCGTCAGGAGCGCCGACTACCCCGTCCCATTTGCCGGGATCAACACCTACGTCAGCCTGCAGGACGGCAACGCCGGCAACCCGCCAGCGACCTCGCCGACGTGGTGGGAGCTGCTGGAATGAGCGGCAAGAAGATCAAGGCCGCCCGGGCCGAGGCTCGCCGCATTGAGGGCGTGGTGGACAAGCAGGCCCGCCGCCTGCGTCGGGCGCCGTGGTACACCCAGCCCTTCCCCCGCTGGCGGCAGCGGTGGCTGCAGCGGTGGGACCGGGAGCACCGGGAGGGCCTGCGGGCAGCCACCAAGCGCATGACGCACGCCCTCTGCCGCCTATATAGGTGAGCGTGAAAAGCCAAGCTGAAAGCCCCAAAAAGCCACGAGGGAGACCCTTCCTCAAGGGACAGGCGCCCAAGAGCCCGGGCCGGCCCCGCAACGAGCAGTCCGTCACCCACCTCCGCAACGTCGTCGTGGGGGAGCTGCTGCACGACGCCACGTTCATCAGGGACTACGTCCGCACCTTCGCCGAGTATGCCAGGGACAAGCCGGGCTCCTGGCAGGCCCAGAAGATGGCCTCCACCCTGTTTGGCGACGACATCCTTGACCAGATCGACAAGGTGCTCGCCCGCAAGGACAGGGAGGATACCGACTTCAAGTCCTACCGCATCTGGCAGCGGGCCCACGCCCAGCAGCGGGCATTCGTGTGGTGCCACGAGCGCGAGATCCAGCTCATGGCCGGGCGGCGGGCGGGCAAGACCGAGGGCGTGGCCCTGTACTTCGGCGAGACCATCGTCCGCAAGGACCGGGCACGGTGCCTGTACATCGGCAAGACCATCACGAAGGCGATGGACCTGATGTGGCAGCCGGTGGTCAACCTGCTCGAGGAGCTGGGCTACAAGGTCGCCGAGCGCAGCCGGGTCGAGGGGCGCCTGGTGCTGGACAACGGGGCGGAGATCCACTTCGGCGGCAACAGCAGCACCGAGGAGCGGGAGAAGCAGCGCGGGTTCCAGTGGGACGTGGTCGCCATCGACGAGTGCCAGTCCCAGGGGCAGCTCGCCTACCTCATCGAGGACGTGATCTACCCGACCCTCATCGACCGAAAGGGCACCCTGCTCCTGGCCGGGACGGGGCCGCGGGTGCGGGGCACCCACTGGGACTATCGGTGGTCGGACAGCAACAAGTTCAAGGCGTACCGGCTAAACTGGAGCATCGCCGAAAACCCGTTCATCGCCGACTACCAGACGGAGTTGACCCGCATCCGCGAGGAGAAGGGCCTGTCGGAGACCTCGCCCCTGTACGTGCGGGAGTACCTGGGGCGGATCGCCTACGACGACGACGCCCTCGTGCTGCGGCTCACGGAGGCGAACTACTTCACCGACGACGACCTGGCGGCCTGGATCGCCAGCCAGCCGGTGACCGATGTCCGCTTCGAGGCGGGGCTCGACTTCGGGTTCGAGGACGCTGACGGGTTTGCCATCGTCTGCTACTCCACCGACCCCAAGCGCCCCGAGTCCTGGGTGGTGTGGGAGTACAAGGCCCGGCGCACCGGAACCGACGAGCTTTGCGATGCCGTCAGGGCGGGCATCCAGTACGTGGAGACCTCGCCCCTGTTCGCCAGGCTGGAGTCGAGGAAGTTCCAGATCTACTCAGACACCGGGGGCGGCGGGAAGAAGACCGCCTACGACCTGTCCCTCAAGGGCCTGCCCATCCAGGACGCCTACAAGGCCAACAAGGACATGGCCGTGGAGCTGCTGCAGGACGACTGCCGCCGCGGGCACCTCAAGGTCCGCAGGGACGGGGCCCTGGCGGACGAGTGCATGAAGACGGTGTTCCTGCGGAACGAACGCGACGAGCTCACCCGCGAGGTTGACGATGAGACCTACCACCCGGATCTGATGGACGCCGTCACCTACGCGATGAGACCCATCTGGATGTTCACACGAAAAAGGGGAGTGGAGTAGTGCTGTACCAACTGGCAGGCGGGCTGATGCTGTACTCGGCGACCGAGCGGGTCTCCGAGACCACTGTTTCATTCGAGGCGAGGGAGAGCGTCTTCCTTCAGCCGGTGCAGGGCAAGGGCGGGAAGGTGGACTTCCAGATCGTCCGGGCCGACAAGACGCCCTGGAAGATGGCGACCCTGCACGTCCCGTGGCACGGCATCCTGATGTACCACGACTGCGACGACGCCGAGCTGCTGGCGTCCATCAAGAGCGAGCTCACCGGCCTCACCCTGCCGCCCTCGGGGCTGCACGTCGTGGGCAGGTGACTGCCGCCTATACATAGAGGGGTTCAACCGTGATCGTGAGCCAGCTTTTGGCTGCCTACAGGGTGATCCGCGAGCAGGAGCGCAAGAAGCGCCAGTACGAGGCCCTGGTGGGGACCGAGGTCAACTACACCATCATCCGCGACCTCATCAACACGGCCCAGCACGACGTGGTGGTGCACGTCACGTTCAAGGACGGGACGGCCTTCGACATCCGGCGGGAAGACCCCTTTGACAGGTTCAAGGACAGACAGGCCCGCAACCGCGGCGCCGATGGAGAGGTGCTGTACTGATGGACGCCAAACGCGAGCAGTTCGTGCGCCGTGACATGCAGACCCTCACCAGCGCCCTGCAGAAGCGGTTCCCCAAGTGGCGGCGCAACTTCAACCGCTACGCCAACAACGGGCGCCGCTCCGAGGACATCCGCGAGCAGTACGGCAACGCCCTGTCCTACCACGACACAAACGCCGGGGAGGACACGGGCACCGTCCCCAACATCAACGTCATCAGGAGCGCCATCGACACGCACGTCAGCAAGCTCTCCGAGGTCAAGGTCCGACCCTTCTTCAACCCCATCGTCGGTACCTTCAAGACCCGCAAGGTCTGCCGCAACGCGCAGATCTACTTCGACGAGTTCTTCGAGGACCAGGACGTCTACCGCAAGGCCATCCAGACGGTGCGCTACGCCGATGTGTTCGAGGTGGGCCACCTCTGGGTGGACGACGAGGACCGCCGCATCAAGCGCCTGGCCCCGTGGGAGTACTACTTCGACGCTGCCGAGTTCCACTACGGGCACATCAGCCGGTGTTTCATCATCCAGAAGCAGTTCCCGTTGATCGCCCTCAAGGCTCGGCTGGAGGAGTGGAACGGGGCGCACGACAACAGCGAGGACGCCCTAGTGCAACGCCTCGACCTAGACCCTGCAGCCAAGGTGGAGCGGGCCATCTACTTCGACCTGCTGGAGGGGAAGAAGTACACCTTCGCCGACACCCGCCTCATCGGCGAGGACGACATCGAATACACCATCCCCCCAGTCGCCACCCTGTACCGGGAGGAGCCCCTCAAGGGTGCCTTCAGCGTGGCGATGGCTGACGACCTGTACACGGTGCAGGCCCAGATAGACAGCCTCTGCGAGCGCATCCACCTGGCCCTGGAGCTGTCGCCTGCCAACACCATCTGGGTGCCCGAGGGGTCGGAGGTGAAGGCGTCTGCTCTCTCCAGCGAGATCGGGGCGGTGTACAAGTACCGCCCGGTCCCGGGGGCCGAGGCGGGGGTGTTCGTCTCAACCCCGCAGCCCATAGACCCGTCGTACATCAAGTTCCTGGAGTTCTGGATACGCACCGGCTACGAGATGCTGGGGATCTCCCAGCTTTCCGCCCAGGCGAAGAAGCCCTCGGGCATCAACTCGGGCGTTGCCCTGCAGACGGTGGAGGACGTGGAGAGCGAGCGCCACAACCCCATCCTCCAGTCATTCATCCGCCTGCTGATGGAGGTCGCCAAGATCGCCATCGAGGTGTTCCCCAAGGGCGAGGACGTGCTTCCCCGCCGGCGGTCCCGGGCGCAGATCAAGTGGGCCGACATCAAGCGCGAGCACGAGAGCTTCTCAATCCAGTTCTCCGCAAGCAGCTCCCTGTCCAAAGACCCCAAGGTCAAGATGGAGCAGGTGGAGAAGCTCATCAACATGCAGATCATCAACCCCGCGATGGCCTCCAGTATCCTGGAGTTCCCCGACCTCGAGGGCGCCTACTCCATCACCTCCTCGTCCTACGACTACTGCCAGAAGATCATCGAGCGGGCGGTGGAGAAGGGTGAGTTCGACTTCTACGAGGTGGTGAACATCCAGCAGCTCTTCGGGGAGGCGGTCAACACCCTCCTGCGCCTGGACGCCAACGAAGAAGACCCCGAGGTGCTCGACCGCCTGGTCAACTTAATCGTCATCGTCAAAGGCAAGCTGGACACGGTGAACCAGACGATGGCGCCCCCGATGCCGCCTGAGCCGGTGCCGGGGCCCATGCCCCCGCCGCCCGAGGCTATGGCGCCCCCGCCCGCCCCGCCCGCGGCCCCGCCACCCGTGGAGCCGCCCCCGCCGCCGGTGCCGACGCCTCCCATCCCCATCGAGGTGCACGTCATCACGCACCCGCAGCCTCCGCTGCCGCCTGAGCCTGCAGCCCCGGCCAAGAAGAAGACCACGCAGCTCGTGCGCGACGAGGCGGGGCAGATCGTCAAGACCATCACCACCGAGGAGGCCGCTCCGCCGCGGCAGACGGTGACGCAGCTCGTGAGGGACGAGACGGGTCAGATCGTGGAGACGGTGCAGACGCAGGAACCCGAGGTGCCCCTTGGCTGAGATCCTCGTCAAGGCCGCCGACGCCACCCATGCCGACACCACGGTGGACCAGCGGGGCTGCTACAAGCGCGGGATGCCCGTGGTGGTGCAGCCCGACGGGCACCCGTGGGGCGCGCGCGAGGGGCTGCCCCGGTTCTACATCATCAAGCTCCCGGGGGTGTCGGTCTCCAAGGTGCTCAAGTACATCATCGAGGACTCTACCCGCGATGACGACGGGAAGGTGGTGCGCTCCCGGCGCCGGGTGTGGAAGTTTGCCATCGCCTCGATGCCGGCCGCCGCCCGCAACAAGCTCGTCAACACCGGCGTCCTCACCATCGGGGCAACGGGGGACTACACCTGGGCCCAGGTGCGGGCGTACCTGATCAACCAGAAGACCGGGCTCGCTGAGACGGAGGCCCTGTAGTGGCAACCGAGGACAAGGCCACCATCGCCAGCAGCGGAGCGGACTATACCTCGCTGTCGGCCTGCGAGGCAGGCGAGCAGCAGGACTACGTCACCGGCGACAAGTACGGAACGTGGGAGATCACGGGCAACTTCACCGACACGACCGCCGTCACCGTTGACGGGTCCACCACCAACTCGACCCACTGGATCGAGATCCGCACCACTTCCACGACGTTTCACGGAGGCAAGTGGGACACCGGCAAATACCTCCTGCAGGTCAGCGACGCGAATGCGCTCACGATGAGCCAGGAGTTCCTCGTCGTCGATGGCCTGCAGGTAGAGGTTACCAACCCCTCGGCCAACTACAGGGTGGTGGCATACTTCCAGGACCTGGCGTCGAACACCAGGGTCACGATGCGCCACTGCATCCTCAAGGCTACGGGCGGATCGACCTACCGCGACCGTGCGGTCTTCCACGAGACCGGGAGCACCACCCGCCCCGTCTACATGTACAACTGCGTCGTCTGGAACGTCAGCACGACCGTTGCTCACGCCGCCAATTCATGCCTGTACTTCAATGGCGGCGGCGGCATGTACATCTGGAGTTGCACCTTCTCTGGAGGCTACAACTCAGCGTATTACGTTGGCGGCACCATCTATGCCGTGGACAACATCTTCGTCAACGCCGCCAACACCGTCGCCGGGACGTGGACTTCTCCCGACTACAACAGCAGCGACAAGGGCACGACCACCGGAGGCGCACACGATCGCACCTCGCAAACCTTCGCGTTCACGAACGCCGCCGCCGGTGACTTCCACCTGACGGCGCTGGACGGCGGGGCCAAGGGCTACGGGGTGGCGGACCCGGGGTCTGGTGAGTTCGACGACGACATCGACCGGGTGGCCCGTACCGGCACCTGGGACATCGGGGCCGACCAGTACGTGGCCGCGGGCGGTACGACGATCCTTCGCCAGATGATGGCTCACAGTGAGTAGGGGGTAGCCATGTTCAGCCAGGTACGCAAGGCGGGCACGACCGACGTCAGCGTCGTAGCCTACTACGTCGGCGGCACGATCTACGCCGTGGACTGCATCTTCGCAAACGCGGCCAACACCGTCGCCGGCACCTGGACCTCGAGCAACTACAACAGCAGCGACAAGGGCACGACGACTGGCGGCGCGAACGACCGCACCTCGCAAACCTTCGCGTTCACGAACGCCGCCGCCGGTGACTTCCACCTGACCGCGCCCGTACCGGCACCTGGGACATCGGGGCCGACCAGTACGTGGCCGCGGGCGGTACGACGATCCTTCGCCAGATGATGGCTCACAGTGAGTAGGGGGTAGCCATGTTCAGCCAGGTACGCAAGGCGGGCACCACGGACGTCTCCGTGGTCATCCGCATCATCGACAGCACAGACGGCACCCCCGAGACCGGCGTGGTCTACAACACCAGCGGCATCGCCCTTGAGTACCGCCGCGAGGGGGCGACCTCCACGGCCATCACCGAGGCCGACCTAGCCGGGCTCGACTCAGCCCACGCTGACGGCGGCTTCAAGCACATCGGCAACGGCTACTACCGCCTCGACCTCCCCGACGCCGCCTGCGCCACCAGCTCCACCGGCGTCCTCGTGCACGGCACCGTCACCGGCATGGTGGTCATCGGCTGCTACATCCAGCTCGTCACCTACGACCCCTTCGACGGCGTGCGCCTGGGGCTCACGGCTTTGCCCAACGCCGCGGCCGATGCTGCCGGGGGACTGCCGATCTCGGACTCCGGGGGCCTCGACCTGGACGCCATCAAGACCAAGACCGACTACCTGCCCTCGGCTGCGGCCGGGGCGGCGGGGGGCGTGTTCATCGCCGGGACCAACGCGGCGACGACCATCACCAGCTCGGGCGGGTCGGCCCTCACCCTGTCCTCGACGGGCGGCAACGGCAGCGGCCTGGTGGTGACCGGCAACGGGACCGGCAAGGGCATCGCGGCCACCGGCGGCGCCTCGGGGGCCGGCATCTCGGCTGTCGGCGGTGCCACGGCGAACGGCTACGGGATCTACGCCGAGGCCAACTCCGCGGACTGCTACGGCCTGCAGGCTGTCGGCAAGGGAGCCACCGAGTCGGGGGGCATCAAGGGCGTGGCGACCACCGCCGGTGAGGGCATCGAGGGCCTCGGGGCGGGCAACGGCCACGGGCTCTACGCCGTCGGTGCGGGAACGGGCGAGGGCGTCCACGCCACGGCGGGTGGCGGGGCCAACGGCCACGGGGCCCACTTCGAGGGCGTGGGGGCGAACAGCAGCGGCCTGATGCTCTCCAGGGGCGGCACAGGTGGCGACGACCTCGCCTTCGCCACCAACGACTGCACCATCCCAGTCGTGACCGCTCTTGGTGCCGGGGCAGTCACTGCCGCAGCCATCGCCACTGGGGCCATCGACGCCGACGCCCTGGCGGCTGATGCATCGGCAGAGATTGCCGACGCGGTGTGGGATGAGGCCCTCGCCGGGCACGCCGGGGCCGGCAGCACCGGCGCGGCTCTCGCCGCGGCGGGGACGGCGGGCGACCCGTGGTCCACGGCCCTCCCGGGAGCCTACGGCGCCGGGACCGCGGGTAAGATCCTGGGCGACAACCTCAACGCCCCGGTTGCGACGGTGGACACGGTGGTGGACGCCATCAAGCTGAAGACCGACAACCTCCCGGCGACCCCTGCGTCCCAGGGGGACATCACCGGGCTCAACGACCTGAGCAGTGGCGACGTGACCACGGCAACGGCTGCGGCCCTCGAGGCTGCCATCAGCGAGCCTGCCAACCTGTCGGCCACGAAGTCGGTGAAGAGCCTCCTCTACTGGGTCTTCAGCCGCTTCTACCACCGCAACAGCCAGACCGCCGCGCAGCAGCTCACCTACAAGGCCGACGGCGCCACGGTGCTTGCGACCAGGACGGTGAGCGACGACGGCACCACCCAGGAGCTCGGGGCCGGCTCGTGAAGCTCGACGAGTTTTCCACCACCACCCTGACTGCCGGGCTCGACTCCACTGAGCGGGTCCGGTTCGTCAGCTTCGGGTTCGACATCGCCTCGGGGGCTCCCATCCCTGTCTTTGTGCCCGCCATCAGCGGCGGCTACACGAGGGACTGGGGCCCCTGGCGCGATGTGGCCCGCCCGAAGAAGAAGCGGCGCAAGAAGGCAAAGCCTGTCCCCGCTCCCACGCCGCCGCCTGCCCCCATACGCATCCCCGACACTGCCTACCGCGAGTTCCTGCGCCGGGTCTCCACGGCCCGCCGGGAAGCCCCTGCCACGATGGCCCGCGAGGTTGCCGTGGCCATCGACAAGGTGACGGCCAAGACGCCCCGTGCGCCCGAGCTCACCGCCGCCCAGGAAGAGGCTGTCATCGAGGCCGCCACGAAGTCCGTCGAGGCCGCGGAGCTCGAGCTGCTGGAAATCCTGAGCCTCTAGAAAAAGTCCTCTCGATCTGCCGCCTATATCTGTAACTACGTTCGCCCCGAAGTAGGGGAGGGAGTTACGGAATGGCGTTGAGAACCCCGTATTCGAAGATCGCCCCCGCGGGCGGCTACTACAGCCTGGAGATCCCCTCGGGGTCTCTGACGACTGTCGCAGCCAACGGACCCGTATGGTCGTGCCGCTGGACTTCCACCACCCACGTCGCGGTGGTGTTCGGCTTCAGCTACAGCGCGATCACGACCACGGCCTTCGGCACCGCGCAGGACCTGGCCTACGGCCTGTACTTCGCCCGGTCGTTCACCGCGGCGGACACCGGCGGCCTCGCGGCCGTCCTGACCACCAACAACGGCAAGCACGACACCCTGCACCCGACCATGCTGATGTCCGACATCCGCATCGGAGACGCCGACGTCATCACCGCCGGCACCAGGACGCTGGACGCCCAGCCCCTGCGGGCTGCGGCCGGCTACGGTGCGGCGGCGCTCGCGACCATCACCCAGAACTCTTGGGTGTTCGGGATCACCGACTCGACCCACCCGCTCATCCTCCGCGCCGAGGAGGGCCTGGTGCTCAACAACCTCATCCTCATGGGCGCCTCGGGCGTCGTGAAGCTTCGGGTCACCCTCGAGTGGACCGAAGTCGAAAAGGGCCGGGTGTAGGAGAAAACATGGATTCGTACCGCATAGACCTTCGAGCCCAGCAGATCGGGCCCCGCAACCTGAGCGACGGTTCGCAGGAGCTCCTGCGCGGTGGCAGCTACGGCGAGCTTGTCACGTCCCAGTTCTGGGGCAAGTACGGCGAGCTGGTGCGCCGCGGCTACGTCTACGTGGCCCCGGTCGCCGCAGCCGCCGCGGTCCCCATCGCCACCACCCTGACCAACGCCCCGAGCCTCTGGAACCCCGCCGACTCGGGCAAGCTGGTTGTGCCGCTGAAGATCCTCATCTCCCTCGGCGCCATCGGCACCCCGATCCTCAACGGGTTCACGCTGTCCTACCTCACCAACGCAGGGTCGGCCATCGCGACCGCGGCGCCCATCGTCACCTGGACGAACGTGGCGCCCACCAACCTGCTGCTGGGCAAGGGCGGGACGGCAACGACCAAGTTCGCCCCCGCGGTGAGCACGTACACCACCAACCCGGCCCGCCTCATGGACCTGGGCTTCGGGCATCACCTCGAGGGCACGGCCGCCAGCGGCCAGCTCTACTCGCAGTTCAGCATCGACTTCGACTCGATGCTGATGCTGCCGCCCGGCACGAGCATCCACCTCGGCTCGACCATCGCGACCAGCACCACCTACTGGTCGACCTTCATCTTCGCCGAGATCCCCGCGCCGGCCTACGGGTTCTAAGGAGAGATCATGGACGTGATCAACTACACGAGCCAGACCGGCGACCAGGTTCGCAACGACGGCAGCTTCGGTGCGGTCCGCGGCGGTAACTACGGCGAGGCGGTAGTCTCCCAGTTCTGGGGGAAGTACACCGAGCTCACCCGCCGCGGGTATGTTTTCGTCGCCCCCGTGGCGGCTGCGGCCGCGGTGCCCATCGCGACGACCCTCACCAACGCGCCGTCGCTGTGGAACCCGGCGAACAGCGGGAAGATCGTCGTCCCCCTCGCCATCCAGGTCTCCCTCGGGGCCATCGGGACGCCGATCCTCAACGGCTTCACCCTCGGCTACCTGACCTCCACCGGCTCCAACGTCGCGACGGGCCTACCCATCGCCACCTGGACCAACGTGGCCCCGACGAACCTCCTGCTCGGCAAGGGCACCGCCGCCACCACGAAGTTTGCGCCGGCGGTCAGCACCTACACGACCAACCCGGCCAGGCTGATGGACCTCGGCTTCGGCCACCACCTGGAAGGGACCGCGGCCTCGGGGCAGCTCTACAGCCGGTTCGACTTCGACTTCGACGGCAAGCTGATCCTGCCCCCGGGCACGTCGATCCACTTCGGATCGACCATCGCGACCTCGACCACGTACTGGACCACGTTCATCTTCGCCGAGATCCCGGCGCCGAACGGGTTCTAGGAGTAGCGGCGTGGATCTGACGCCGGAAGAGAGGGCGACAGTGGACGGAGTCATGGGCGGCGACCACGGCGGCTGCGAGGAGAAGTTCGGCACGGTGGCCGAGATCCTGCAGCAGTTCGCCAGCGAGCTCGCCGAGCTCAAGCGCGTCGTCATGGACGAGCTCATCGGCGGGGTCTCCAAGCTGTACGAAGAGAACACCCGCTTCGAGAAGCTCGAGGGCCTCAAGGGCAAGTACGCCGACCTCTTCAAGGACTCGGCCGACGCCTACGGGAAGCTCTACAAGGGCGACCTCTGGGAAAACCTCATGGGTGAGCTCGACGGCGTGGCTGACGAGGAAGTGGACGGCAAGGTGAAGTCCCTCGCCGCGGATCTGCTCGAGCGGATCAAGGCGGTCAAGGGCGAGCCTGCCGCCGCCGTGTCGGTCGAAGTCACCAAGGACGCGGCTCCCGAGAAAGAGGACGAGGAGGAGGAAGACCCCGCGGCTCCCATCGTCCAGCGCATCAAGGCAATGAAAGGCAAGGGCGGCAGGGTGCCTGGCATCCTGGGCGAGCCCCGAGACTAAGGAGAGAACATGGCCCAGCAGGTCACCAGCGACACGAACCTCGTTTCGATCTACAAGACGTGGTACACCGAAAAGAGGTTCCCGCAGCTTCTGTTCCGCAACTCGCCGACACTGCGGAAGATCCAGAAGAACCGGGTCGGCGGGCGCGCCTACAACATCGCCATGCTCTACGGGCGCGGCGGTGCGACCTCGGGCGACTACACCGTGGCCGTTGCCAACGCCGCGAGCTCCAGCCGCAACGCGGAGATGGCGGTCGTCCCCGGCAACATCCACACGGTCTTCACCGTGACCCAGAAGGAAATCCTCGCCGCCTCCCGGGGCGGGAACAAGGGCGCCTACATCAAGCCGCTGGTCAACAAGATGTTCGCCGCCACCGAGGGCACCCGCAAGTCCTTCGCCGCCTGTCTCTTCGGCTTCGGCTGCGGTGACATCGGGGCCCTGCCGACGGCGGTTGCCGCGGCTGCCACCACGGCGACCCTCAACGCCGACACCATCGTCAAGCTGGACATCGGCACCCAGTTCTACGTCACCAACGGGGCGACCCCGACCTCGGCCTTCTACGACGCCACCGTCCGCACCGTGAGCGCCATCGACGGAAACACGATCACCTGGACGGGCGGCGGCGCCACGGCCGGAGGCTGGGCTGCGGGCTCCATCATCGAGCTTGCGGGCGGGCGTGACGCCACCCCCGCGGCCTCGATGCCCACCGGGTTCGCCGGCTGGATTCCCAGCATCGCCAACCGCTCGGGCGCGACCTGGACGACCTACATCGGGACCGCCTTCTACGGCGTGACCCGGTCGGTGTCCACCAACAGCCTCGCGGGGTGGTTCTACCGCCGGCAGCCGGGCGAGCTGATGATCGACGCCCTCCTCCAGGGCATCAAGCTTGCCCGCCGCGGTGGCGGTGTGCCCGACATGATCGTGGTCAACGACGAAGACTACATGACCATCATCGGCGAGCTGCACGCCCAGACGGCCTACATGCAGCAGGTCAACACCGCGGGCGCCAAGAACAGCCCCAACCAGGTCGTGCGCGGCGTGTCGAAGATGGCCTTTGCCTTCTCGACCTCGTGGCTCGACAAGCTGGTGGACGACCCCTACTGCCCGCAGGGCACGGCCTACATCATCGACAGCGAGGTGGTGGAGTTCGCCGCCCTGTCCAACACGAGCCCGATGGACGAGGGCCTGCCGGCTGAGAACGAGCCCGGCGCCGCCAGCGTCGAGGCCCAGAACGAGCCCGACACCAGCTTCCGCATGATCATCGACGACTACCTCAACGTCGTCCCCAACTCGACCAGCGTCGAGGGCCCCGCGGCCCAGGTGTCCATGAGCGTCTACGGGAACTTCGTGGTCCACGAGCCGGGCCACTGCGCGGTCGTCGTGTTCTAAGCCTCCCACCTGCTCCAGCCCCAAGGGCCCCGGGCTGCCTCCCCCGGGGCCCTTCTTTTTTCCTATATAGGTCGCCGCAGGGTTTGTTGCTGACTGCCGCCTATACTACCGATGGACTTGCAGAGAGCCTCCGAGATCATCAAGAGGGCGCGGAGCATCGCCGAGCTGCCCAACTCGGCCAACGTCACCCACGCCGACGAGATCCACTCCCTAAACGAAGCCTGGAAGGACATCTACGCCGCCCTCAAGGACTCCGACGACGACTACTACGTGACCGAGGTCACCTACACCATCAGCAGCACCTACGCCGTCGCGGGCTCGACCAACGAATACCTGATCCCGCTGCCAGCGGACTTCGCGCAGATCCGCTACCTGGACTACAAGGGCCCCCATGGCGACTGGTGGCCGGTGAAGAAGTTCCCCCTGTCGATGAAGGACCACAACCCCGGCGAGCCCTACTACCGGCTCAAGGGTGACTACCTCTGGATCATCGGCAGCAACGCCACGAGCCTCCGCATGGGCTACTACCCGCCGCCGGCCCTCATCACCCTCCCGCAGCCGGCCTACTACTACGGCACCAGCTACACCCCGCCCAACAAGCGGGCCCTCACCGTGCCGGCCTGGGCGTCCTACAACCGCACCATGATCTACATGGGGGCATCCTACGGGATCAAGGCCGAGAGCCAGACGCTCTCGACCGTGAGTGCCCCGGTGGCCCTGTTCACGGACAGCGGGACCGTGACCAACCTGCAGTACTACCAGGGGACCCTCTTCTGGATTCGTGGCGGCGGGGTCTTCTCCAAGGACACCGACCTGTCGGCGGCCTTCACCGGCCCGACGACGGTGCTGGCAACCACGGTGGGCGTCGTGGCGTTCCACATCGTGGACGCCACCATCTACTACGCGACCGCCACCGAGATCAAAAGCTGCACCCTCGCGGGCGGGAGCGCCTCGGTCATCAGCACCACCGCGGCGAGCTCCCTCTGCAAGGCGGGGGCGGTGATCTACTACGTCGCCTCGGGGGCGCTGAAGAGCCTGAGCCCCGCTGCGACCGTGGTTGCGAGCGGGGTAACCAAGGTCACGACCGACGGCACGTACCTCTACACCCTCGGCACCGACTACGTGGTCAACCGGCTGACGGTCAACGCCACCCCGGCCCTCACCGCCACCGACCAGCTCGCCACCGACGTGGGTGACATCGGGCACGCGGTCTACGACGACTCCAACGAGGTGTCGGCCATCGGGCAGCTCGCGGTCCCGGCGCCGTCGGTGTGGGTGATCCCGATGCTGACCCGGGCGCAGCTCAAGATGCTGGCCCTCGACGCCACGGTGGACTACGACTTCAGCTACCCCAACAACCTGGTGCCCGAGATCATGGCCCACCAGGCCGCGGTGGACTTCCGGGCCAAGGGTGAGAAGGACACCGAGAAGCTCGCTGCCCGGCTCGCGGCCCTCTGGGAGCGGTTCCGGTCCAGCATCAAGCGGGATGAGTTCGCCCCCGCCCGCATCAACAGCGCCTACGGCTCCCGGTGGGGGTGGTACTGATGGTGAACCGCGTTGACCTGAACCTCCGTTCCTCCCTCTGCACCGACACCCCGGCGGGCACGCCGATCTACGACTTCCGTGACCCCGAGGCGGAGTGCGAGCAGAACACCGGCATCGAGCGCGGGGGAGGGGTGACCAACCTCTACCAGCAGCAGACGGCCCACGCCACCGCCGGGACTTCGGTGGTCACCAGGAGCGGGGATCTGCTGCAGGTGGACTCCTCGCACAACGTGCGGATCAACGACACCGTGGTGGGCAACGTCGGTCCCTACGCCATGACCCTGCGCGGGATGCTGGCAGGGTACGCCGATGCTGCCTGGAGCGCCACGGGGACCATCATCGCCATCGTGCGGGTGGGTGACGCCATCCGGGTGGACGAGATCACGGCCTCCACGGGGGCGGTGGCGAACACGCGGACCACCACCTTCTCCATGCCGGCGGTCGTTATCACGAGCCTCTGCCTCATCAAGTACCCCTCGATGGCGTTTGCCGACGACCTGGAGTACATCGCCTCCAACAACACCGCGGCCTACCTCATCAAGGAGTCCGACGGGTCGGTGACCACCATCGGCGGCACGGTGTGGGCGACCCAGACGCTTGCCGGGAACACCTGGAAGTCCGTTGCCTGGGCGCCAACCCTCGGGCTTTTCGTTGCCGTCGGCGCCGGGGGCACCAACTACGCGGCGTCCTCGACCGACGGGGCGTCGTGGACCACCAGGACGATAACGGCCGGGGCGTGGAATGCCGTCGCCTGGTCGCCGCAGCTTGCCATGTTCGTTGCCGTCGGCAACGGAGACCCCACCAACGCGGCATCGTCCACCAACGGCACCTCGTGGACAAACAGGACGCTGGCCGACGCAACATGGGACACCGTCTGCTGGTCTCCCGAACTTGCCGTCTTCGTTGCACTCGGCGGCAACAACTACGCCATTTCGTCGAACGGAACGAGCTGGACCGTCGCCGGGATGGCGGCCGGGTACTGGCACTCCGTCTGCTGGTCGCCCTCGCTGCGCCTGTTCGTTGCCGTAGGAGACGGGTCGATAGGCGGCAGCGGGCCCTACGCCGTGAGCTCTACGAACGGAACGTCGTGGAGCGCAAGGACGCTCGCCGCTGGCACCTGGGAGTCCGTCTGCTGGTCCGAGGAGAAGCAGATCTTTGTTGCCGTCGCATCGGACGGCACCGACAGGGTCGCCACCTCCACCAACGGCACGTCGTGGACCGTGGGCACCATCTCCGCGGATGCTTGGAAGTCGGTGAGCTGGTCGCCGCAGCTCTCGCTCTTCGTTGCCGTGGGCGGGGGAACCACCAACTACACCGCCACCTCCCCCGACGGGGTCACCTGGTCCTACGGCACGCTGGAAGCCAACACCTGGAACGCCGTCTGCTGGTCGCCCGAGCTGGCGAAGTTCGTTGCCGTGGGCGAGGGCGGGACCAGCTACGCTGCCACCTACGGGGCCTCGGCCTACTACGGGATTACCTTCGGCTGGAAGTTCTACGCCGACAACTACCTCCTTGGCGACCAGGGGCGCTCGGGGTCGTGGAGCATCGGCGACCCGACGGGAACGCCGACCGCCATCACCGACTGCACCTGGGCGGCGATGGATACCTTCTGCGGGACAGCCTACTCGCGTGCGGTCATCACCTTCGACGTGAAGAAGAACGCCGCGAACCTACTGACCGGGATCGGCGAGGTCGGCTACAACCAGGCGGGCACCTACTCGGCGACCCCCACCTACTACGGGGTGGCCCTCGCCGCGGTGACTGTGACCATCACCAACAACGTGAGCGGCCCCGGGTACGCAGAGGCGACCTTCACGCGGTCTGACACCGCCACCAACATCTACTACTACCAGGCCCCGGTAATGGGACACACGGGCGGCGGGCCCTGGTACGACTACCAGCAGTCCCAGACCCACACCCTCTGCAATGGCTACGGCAAGCTCACCGACATCCCCAACAACTCGCTGGGCCCAACCTGTTCGCTGCGGGCTGTGATGATCCCCACCTCGGGGGGTGTGAGCGGCAGGGCGTCCCTGCTCTCGGCGGCGGTCGTCGGGGCCTCGAGCACCTCGCCCATCGACTGCCTCGGGGTGCCGGTCACCCAGGTCGGCGAGTTCGACGAGTTCTTCGTCCCGCACATCGTTGACAACGGGACCACCAAGCTCCAGTGCGTCTACCGCTACAACGGGACGCTCTTCCACCTGACCATCGAGAAGAACGCCACCCACACCATCCAGCGGGTGGGCGACAACGTCTACATGGTCAACTGCCTATCGCCCATCAACGCCGTGGACGTTGCCGAGAAGACCATGACGCTGGGCGTCAACGACTACAACGGCAGGATGCTGCTGCGGTCCTCGGGAGCCATCGGAGCCGCGGCCCAGGTTGTAGGGCTGATGCAGGGCGGGCACGCCAACTCCATCGACACCGGCGACAAGTCCAGCACCCAGACCTTCTCCACCGTGACCAACATCATCCCCGGGATCGAGCTTCCCTCCTTTGTTGACCGCACGGTCAAGGACTACGGGGCGAACATCTACCTCGCGGACACCTACTCCACCACCTACAAGTCGTACAACGCCGCAAGGGCCAACGTGGATCTGGAGGATGTGCTCTACGTCACCGACACACGGATTCCCTTTGCCATCGGCTACCCCTTCTCCACGGCGGTGATGAAGACGGACCTCAACACCGTCTTCGTGGGAGTCGGAGTGACGGGCAGCTCGGACATCAACTTCGACTATCTCTGCTACGAGCTGGGCAACGACATTCCCGGGCAGTTCGAGTCCTTCCGCCTCTTCGGGCAGACCTACGTCTGCGACGAGAACGACATCTACCTCACCACCTTCAACGGGTCGCTCTACAGCGGCAAGGGTGCCCCGCTTGCCCAGTGCACGGGGATGGTCTACGTCGCCAGCTCGCCGACCAACATCTTCTTCCTCTCCGCCTTCGACAACTCGATCTACGTCTTCAACGGCGGCCGGGAGCTCTCCAAGCTCACGAGGATGAACGACCTCGAGGTGATCACCGACGGGGTGTGGAGCGTGCGCGACAACACCCTCTGCCTCCAGACCGCCAACACCATCATCTGGGTGCGCGACGAGGTGGTGAGCCTCAACAACAAGCTCGCCCTCCAGACCTCCACCCGGCTCTACGACACGGTCAACGGGGTGGTGGTGCTCAACGACACCTACAAGTGGGTATACAGCTACGTGGCCCTGTCGGCCTCGACGGTGGTGGCGTTGACCTGGCAGTCCCCGTACTACGGGCCCAAGGGCGCCACGCGGGCGGTGACGACGGACTGGTTCCTGACGCTCTACTGCGCCACCCGGACGGCCCCGGTGAGCGTGACGGTGACCTGCGACTCCTTCGATGAGGACGGGTACGCCAGCAACGTGAAGACGGTGACCCTCAACCCGGCTGACTGGACCAGCATGGGGTACACGAGGATCAGGATGCAGCCGAAGACGCAGCGGGCCCTGGGCTCGTCCATCACGGTGACGACGACCAGCAAGCTGGTCATCACCGAGGTGTCGGTCCAGTGGGGCGATGAAGCCGTGGCAACGCCGCGGGCGGCGAGGAGTCTCTAGATGGGAATGTTCGACGGGATGTTCGGCAACAAGCCGTCCGGTGACAAGCAGCAGAACAGGGCGGGCAACACCGCCGCGGCGGTTGGCGCCCAGGCCGCCCCGCTGGGGCAGGCATACGACCGCGGCGCCGCGGCGAGCTTCGGGGCCAACGCGGGCGACTACATGCGGAACGCGCAGCAAAGCGCCTCCCAGCTTGCCGACGAGCAGGCCCGCGGCGCGGCGACCTCGGGCACCCGGGCGGCCACGCAGGCGGCCCGCACCTCGGGGCTCAACAAGGGGCAGGCGGCCCTCGCCGGGTCCCAGCGGGCGGGCGACATCTACGGCAACACCCAGCAGGCCGCGATGAACACCGGCATTGGCAACTACATGGCGGGCACCCAGCAGATCGCAGGGCAGGGCGCCGAGATGGCCGGCAGGCGGCTGAACGCCGCTGGCATCCAAGCGGGCATCGGCAGCCAGCAGGCGCAGCAGGGCGCAGCCCAGCAGCAGGCGATGTGGGGAGCCGTCGGCAACACCGCCGGTGCCGCCGCCTCGATGCTCTCCGACGAGCGGGCCAAGGACGTCAAGGGCCCCCTCGACCTCGAGGCCGCCCTCGGGAAGCTGCGGACGGTGAGCTACGACTACAAGGGCAGGCCCGGTGAGGGCCGCATCGGCGTGCTCGCCCAGGACGTGGAGAAGGGCCCGATGAAGGAAGCCGTCGTGGACACCCCCGCCGGCAAGGCCCTCGACGCACGGGAGCTGGCCCCGGCGACCCTGGCCCTGGTGGCGAAGCTCTACCGCAGGGTGCAGGAGCTCGAGAAGGGGAGGGGCTGATGGGCTTCTTTGACAGGATCGCCGAGGCAGCCGAACAGAAACCGACCCCCACTGCGATGCCCGACAGGGTGACCGACTTTGACCGGGCCATCCAGGCCCCCGCCGCAGAACCCGATCCGGCAGCGGCACGGGAGCCCATTAACACCCTCATGGCTCAGGAGAGGGTGGAGGCTCCCCAAATAGAGGCGAAGCAGGCCGCCGATGCAGCCGCGGCCCGGGCCCCGATGAACGAGCAGCTCCAGAAGGAGCGGGCCGACGCACCGCAGATCGAGGCCGACGCTGCCGCCGCCGCTGCAGCCGCCCGGGCCCCGATGAACCAGCACATGATCAACGAGCGGGCCGATGCCGCCGCGGCCGCGCCCCCCGCCGAGCCCGCCGCCGCGGCCCCCGAGGCCCCGGCGGTCCCCTCCGCGACGGCTGTTGCCGCCGACCCGGAGATCTCCCGCGAGGCCGCCCGGTCGGGCGACGAGTCCTTCCTGCAAGGGGTCTCCGGGCAGGCGGGCGCAAAGGCCCCCGACGCCGCCAAGGGGCAGCGGGGCCTCAAGTTCGGAGACAAGCTGGCGGCCCTCGCCAAGAAGTTCGGCGTCCCCATCCTCCACCTCCTGCAGGCCGGGGCCTACGGCTACACCGGCAACCAGCAGGAGACGGTGTTGCAGAAGCTGCAGAAGGACAAGGCCGAGCGGCAGAAGACCGCCGAGGGCCGGGCCTACGAGGAGCGCATCAAGCAGACGGACAGGGACTTCGCCGAGCGCATGGCGGCGGTCCAGCGGCAGTACGAGAAGGACGCCGCCACGGCCCGAAGCGCCGAGGAGCGCCAGCAAGCGGAGTATAACGCCACGCAGGCGATGTCGCGGCTGAAGGAAGAGGGGCGCATGGCCTACGACCGGGCCCAGCTCGAGGCCGGCGCCAGGGGCGGGGCCGGGCCGGTTGGCCGTGACCCCTTGAAGGACTTCGACTCGCTGATAGGGAAGCCTTAGATGCCTGACACGATGGGTGGACAGCAGCCGGCGGGGTTCTGGGAGAAGACCGCCCCGGGGGTGAAGTACCCCGACCTCAACCGGAGGCTCAAGGGGCTGCCTGACTGGCTGCGCTCAATCGAGGAGAACGTGGGGCGTCCGCTGTCGGCAGCGACCTCGAAAGCAGCGGACACCATGACGATGGGCCTT